CACGGCCTTGAAGTCACTCACCGACCGGACCGACGAGATCGCGTCCCACGTCGCCTCGACGGCGTTGAAGCCGGCGAGCAGGAACTTCCCGTAGGTCGCGGCCAGCACGTTGGAGATCGCGTGGGTCGCGAACGCCGTGGCCATGATCGTCCGCAGGTTGCTGTGCGTGATCCGGTTGCCACCGTCGTAGCCGTTGCTACGGGCGGCCTGGATCAGCACCTCACCGAGCGAAACGCCGCGGTTCTTCCCGGCGGCCTCGAGGGTCCGCTGGTCGAAACGCTTCTCCACGTCGGGCAGGCCACCGGCGAGACACAGGCTCGCCTCAACGACCGCGGGGCCGTCGATCCTTTCCACGACGTGAACCGCCGGAGCGGCTGGCCGGGCGGCGCGAATCTCGGCCAGGACGGCTTCCCTCGCGACCTTGATGGCCTCGGCCTTCACAGCCTCCACGTCGATCTTCTCGACAGCGGGCGACTCCACGGCGACGATCGCCGGGGCTTCCGTCTGCGGCACGGTGGCCTCGACGGGCGTGTCGTTGGCGGACTCCGCCATATTCGCACCCTCATTCGCATCCGCTGCGATAGCGGCGGACGTATTGGCGTCCGCACCAAACAGGACGATCGACACCTCGCGAAGTGACGAGGCTCGGACGACTGACACAGGCCCGGTGAACTCCCGGCCGTTGACCGTGACGCTTTCGCCTGGGGCGATGTTCTCGATCCGCCCGGCGTCGGCCCCGATGCTCGCTTGCAGCCGCAGACCCTTGCGGGACAGCGACAAGACGCGGTCGGCCACCGGCCCCTCGCCGATGATCTCGCCGGCGAGCGTGAGCGCCTGGCCGTCGTTGGTCACGCTGGAACTCTGGCCGAGGACCGAATCCAGGCTGGCGTCATGGCCCCACAGGATCGGCACGGCCTGGCGGGAGGTATCCATCCCGGCCAGGTCAACCACGATCGGGTTGCGGCTCCACGACTGCCGGATCGCCCGGCCCGTATACGCGACCAACTCAAACGTCGGGGAGGCGGGAGCCTCGCCCTCGACGGCCTTGATCGTGAAGTCGGCGGTCAGTTGCATCGCACTCATGCGTTCGCTTCCTCTCGCTTCCAGATTCGTTCCGCCCACGCGCGGCTCGCGTCACCCCCCCACAGGAGCCACGAGATGTAAGAGTTGGACGGCGGATCGACGGTGTGGTTCTTCTTGTAGGCCGCATGGCGAGCGAAGAAACTCACCATCCGCCCGATCGTGTCGAGCGACAGTTCGCGACCGTTGGCGATATCGCGGGCACGCGCGATGCCTATCGCGGTGCCGCCGCGGCCGTACTCGCGACGCAGCTCCAGGCCGCGACGGGCTGCGGCCCTGGCGGCTTGCGGCGGACGATAGCCCTCGGCGGCCTGAACGTCCTCGCCGGCGTTGATGATCTCGTCTTCGTCGGCCGCCGCAGACACAGGCTCCGCCACCAGGCCGAGGTCGGTTTCCATTTGCCGCTCGACCGCCCGCTGCCGGAGGACTTGCTGCCAGTTCTTGCCGCGCTTGGAGCAGATTTCCGCGAGCGTGGCCGTGTTGCTGGCCAGTTGCATCGCTTCGGCTTCCGACTCCTTCGTCGGATCGACGTGCTCGTGCCCGTCCCACGTCCAAGACCAATTCCACTCTGCAACCGGCGGCAGGCCGTTGGGAATGAGGTTGGGCACCAGCGCGGCCTCGTCCAGCCACTTGTTCAGCAGCGGGTCGAGCACCACCCGCTCGAGGTCGCCGCGCTCGGTCGCTTGATGCTTGCGATAGACGAGGTAATCGCCCCGCATGGACGAGTAATTCGCGGACGACGAATCCATCGCCGCGACGATGTACGGCATATTCACCGATCGGGCGATCTCGTTCAGAATCCGCCGCACGAACGAGTCGTAGGTGCCCGTCGGTTGCTCCGGCTTGAGTTGATACGGCTCCCATCCCTCCGGCGCGCTCATCATCATCCCGCGGACGATGGGCATGGTTTCCCATGCGTCGATGCCGGCGGCGCCGGCCCCGTCGGCCGGCATCGTCGTCTTGAGGATCGCCGCGAAGTCGGCGGCGGTCTCGGCGGCCGTCACGACCGCGAGCGTGTACCGCCGCAGCATGGCGAACAGCTCGAGGGCCGGAACGATTTCGCCGACGCCGCGATGCTGGCCGGGCCGCGTCGCGTGGAACCAGTGCAGGACGCTATCCGCACTCTCCCACCGGCCATCCAGCGTCCAGCCGGGCCGAAGCGAGCCGGGGTGATGCCGCGTGATCCAGTAGTCGGTGACGTTGCCGTCCGCGTCGAACCGCAGCCCATCGACTTCGCCGGGGTTCGGGGCACCCTGCGGATCGACAATCTGGTCGGCCTCGACCAGCTTCACGTCCAACTGGACGCCGGCGAGCCGGCGGTTGCTCGTCAGGACGCAGAAGGCTTCGCCGTCGGAGAACTTGGCGATTTTGCCGATCCGCAACTTGCGGGCCAGGTCGATGTTCACCATCCAATCGAAGACGGCCAGCTCGACGCGCCGCACCGCAGCCGGGTCCACGTCGGTTCCGAGGTCGAGCTGGAGCCGCGGCCCGGTGCCGACAAGATCGTTCGCCCAGGTCGAAGCCATGCCGGCCGCGTAGGAGTTATTCGCCAGCTCGTACCGGGCCCGTGCCCGCAGCATCCGCCGCACGTTGGGCGACAGGGACGCATCCGCCGAGTAGTAGTCGGCCATCGACCAATGCCGCTGATTCAGCGGGGTCGTCTGGGCCGCGTCGTAGCGGGCCCGCACGAGGGTGCGAAGGGCCGCCTCGGCCTTCGTCACCCGCTCCTGCAGAGCCGCCTTGGTTTCGGTTTTGCGGGGCATCAGCCGATGGCCCCCGGCGACTCTTGGCGGGTGAACCGCATCGACAGCCACGGGCTCTTGGCGGCCACGCGGTTCTGCATCACGAACTTGGCGGCCTCGACCTGGCGGTCCAGTTCGTGCTGCTGGACCTCGCCGGCGTCGGTTCGCGCACGGAGGGGCTGCGCCAGGTTGGCGGCGATCGCATCCAGAACGTCGGAGTTGTCGGCCATGGCACCTCGGCGGCGCGCGGAACTTCCGCGTCTACCGTCAGTGTACCATTGTCCACCACCCGAAAATGGGGCTAACGCCCGAGTCTGGCGAGAAGTTCGGCGCGCTTGGCGGCCATCTGCTCTTTCGAGATGGTCCGCCGCGGCGGGGCCGGTGCGGCACCATTGGCGCCGACGGCCGATACGCCGACGTAACTGGCCGCGACTGCGGCCCCCACGAGGCAGTCGAGCCAGTGGTTGTCACGGCCGGGGAACAGTCGCCACTCGTCCACGACCCGGCCACGGGCTTCCACCCGCGTCGGGTACTCCGCGGTGAGATGCTCGGTGAGCATATCGTGATGCCCGGCGTGGATCGTGAACGCCAGCGGGTCCGGCGTCGGGAGTTTCATGCGGGCGGCCAAAAAGGTCTTCCACGAATTGGTGTCGTAGAGGACGTGCCGCTGCTTGTGGATCGTGCTCGTCCGCCAGTTGGCCCCCACCCGCTCGCCTTTGTCCGGCTTTCGGTCGGACAGCGTGGAACCGCTCGCCCCGACGAATCGCCCGTGCGTCGGCAGCACTCGCGGCCCCCATTGGCTACGTCTGGCGAAGTCGCGGACCACGCCGGCGGTCTGTGCCCAGTTGGCGTCCACGAACAACTGTCCCACGCGGAGGACGGCATCGTCCGACTCTCGGCTGATCTCGCGGTCGAGCAGCTCCGCCGCCACCCGCTCGAGCCCGGCGTGGATCGCGGCTTCGATGCCCGTGCCGCCGGCGGCTTTCGCGAGCGTCTTCCTCGCGTCGCGGAGCGTGTAGTACGTCCGCTGCTGGTCAGGGTACGTCCCATAGGCGACGACGTGCCCGCGGAACTGTTGCCCCCAGGCCACCACCGCCCAGTAGAGGAGTTTTTCCTGCACGTCCACGAACGCCGTCACGGTGTCCATGCCGCTGGGCACGATCCACCGCGGCACGTTGACGACGCGGCTGCGAACGTCGTCGCTTGCGAGCGCCGCCCCCTTGGCATCGTTGACGAGCGGCGCCTGCTGGAACTCGCTCGCGAATACTTCCTCGCCGTCGTCAATCAGCGCGTTGTAGGCGTGTTGGATCGCGGAGTGTTCGGTCTCTGGGTCGAAGCAACTCGCCCACGAGACTTCGCACCCGTCGTCCATCGCGTCGCGGTTGGAGAGATAGAACGCATTGGCGTCGCGGTGGGCACGGGCCTGGTCGCCCACGACCGACTTGTCGAACGTGTTGCGAATCTCGCGGTACTTGTTGAGCCACAGTTCCTCGTGCGACTTCGACCACGCCCGCACCATCGGGATTCGCTCGCCCTGGTAGGCCGGATACTTCCGCTGGTCGAGCAGTTGATCGACCATATCGTCCACCTGGATCACCGTCGCGTTGATGACGCAGGCGATGCTCCGCGTGTGCCCGGCGAGTTTCATGACACTCTTGGAAAGAATGTCGAGCCGCTTCGTCACTTGCACCGGCGACGCGGCACTCTCCCGCGTTTGCGGGTCGTCCACGATCACGAAGTCGGGGCGGTTCTGCTTGCCGTCTGGGCTCTTGTGCCGCAGCCCGAGGATCGACCCCGTCAGGCCGCGGCTCATGATGATCGCACCGCTGGCCACGCTGCCGGCGATGGTCGGCAGGACGATGGAATCGGCGTTCCATCGGATATGAGTGTGTTCGCCTCCGCACGTCTGCGAGAGACACCGCTGCGGCTTGCCCTCCAGCGCCCGCACCGCGACACAGACCTCGGGGAAGTCTTCGGCCAGTTGATCGTTCTCGGCCAACTCCAGCTTGATGGACGAAATGGCCTTGGCGGCCAGGTCGGCCTCGGCCGCGAAGATGGCCCCGAATCGTCGGTGCCCGTATAGGACCGCCCAAATCAGAGAGTTTTCCGAGATCGTGGACTTGGCGAAGCCGCGATAGACCGCGTTGATGAATCGACCGCCACGAAGGATGCAGTCTTGGACGCGGCCGATGACCCGCAGATGGTCGGCGGAGAAGGGCGACAGTCCGGTCGATTGCGGGAAATACTCCACGAGGAACTTGGCCAGGTCGAGCCGGCAGGCTTCGCGTCGCTCCGGGTTCACCGGGTTGCCGACGGCACCAATGTCCGCACCGAGTCGCGTCGTGGCGCGGCCACGCTCGAGCGTGGCCCGGCGGCGGTTCTCCAGTGCTTCCTTGCTCTTGGCGACCACTAGCGATTCTCCACGGCCGCCATGACGGCACGGGCCAGGTCAACGAGCCGCGACGTTTCCACGATGACCACGCTGTTGTGGTTGTTGCGTCGGTGCCAGACGATCGGCACCTTGCCGTCCGGCGCGTCGGCCGTCGCTTGTTTCACGGCCGGATAGAGCTGCAGCGATTCGACTCGCTTGGCTTCGACGTGGATGGCCGCGTCGATCACCACGTCCGGCGAGTCGGGCCCGCCGTGATACTGGACTCCGCGACGGGCAGGAACGCCGAGGAGCGATGACAGCTCCGCGGCACTTTCGCGCTCGCCCCTTTTTCCCTTCTCGCGTGATGCCCTACCCATGATGTCCTCCGGTTCGCTCTAGCAGGCCGCGCGTCTCGGACGAGTTCCTGCCGCCGCTGATCCTGCCCCCGTCCCATCGCCACCCCGCCGTTGTCGGGCCGTGCTGCGCCTGGGGGCTGCCAGCCGTCCCGAAAACACTCCGTAGGGCGCGGAGCCGGGTGCGGGCTGGCGTTTGTCGTCGCTTCGTCGTTTTTGCGACACGTTGGTCCCTCATGTCGCTGGCGGAGACAACCGCTCCAGCAGGCCGCGGAGCGTCTGCGCCCATCGCGGGTTATAGGTCTCGGCCTGCGGGACCAGGCGCTCCAGTGCCAGGCGCTCCTCCTCCGTGAGCCGCAGCCGCTCAATCTCGGCGGCCGCCTCCTCGAGCAACGCCGCGCGGTCGAGCGCCCGACACTGCGTTACGCTTTCGCGGAGACGTTGCACGATCGTGTCGCTATCCATTTCGCCCTCCAACCGCCACGGCCGCTATCGCCATGCCGACGACCACTCCCGTGCAAAAGATGAGGCCAGACAATGCCACGATTCCGACTCGCATGAACACTAGGTCGATGAGCAACTCGCGTATCACGACCGCTCCCTACGCTCTATCTCACGTTGGACGTACCACGCTGCTTTCCGCAAGTCTTCGATCGCGTCGTTCTTGAGGCCGGCCCGCCAGAGGTACTTGATCGCGTTGCCGACGTTGAAGTTGAAGGCTTCGGCGACCGTGATGCACTCGACGCCGGACGGGTGCGACGTGTAGTGAACGGGATGCTCAACTGCACTTCTCTCGTTTCCGTTCGGAACTCTGGACACCCGCAATTTTCGCATATCGCGTTGCTCTCCTTCTCGGCGTTGCAGCGATTGCACAACTTCACGACACAACTCGCAGCGTCCGGCTTTTGTGGGCGTCCCACTCCACCAGCTTGTCGCGCCGCATCCTGACGACGATTTGGTGGACGTTGTTGGGGATGGTGCCGATCCGGTCGGCGACCTCGCGGAGCGTCGGCGGAAAGCCGCGGTCGGCCGTCAGCCACCGGATCGCGTCGAGCACCTGGAGCTGGCGGGGCGTCACGTTGGCACCTTGATCGTGGCGGCCAGGTCGAGCCGCCGGTGTTCGGCCTCGCGCTTGGCGGCCTCGCGGGCCAGGGTGGCGTCGCGGGCCTTGGCGAAGTCGGGATCGACCACCGGGGCCGGGCGGTCCGGCCCGTCGCCACGGACGGTCTTCGGCGAGTCGTACTGCCCGCCGAGCACCTTCTGGACGAACCCCTCCCGTGTGAACTGGGACAGCGGCACGGGGCTATCGAAATACCGGCAGGCCGGGAGTGCCTTGATGGCGTCCAGGGCCGCGTCGAGCCATCCAGGGGCCAGGATGACGCCATCGGCCCCAGGAGGTGGCGTCAGGGGCTTCCATGGCTTCCGGCGAGCTGCCTGGCCCGCCCCGTCGTTCCAGGCCGCCAGGAGCACCGGCCAGACTTCGACGGGCGAAGCCTCGCGCGGAGGAGGAGGATATTGTCCTCTCCTCTCCTCTCCTCTGCGGCGCGCACGCGCCGGATCGTCCGGCGCAGGAGCGCCGGAACCACCAGAACCGGCTTTTCGGCCGGGATTTCGCTCCTCGTAGTCCTTGGAACGGTCGGCGTGTTGGAGCCTTGCCTTGGCCGCCCGGCTGAACCGGCGATCCCACCCTGGGACAGCAACGGTCGCCCCGGCCTCGTCAATCTCCAGCCACCCGACGGCCTCCACGGCTCGCCAAAACCCCTCGTCGCCCCCGCACGTCCTCACCAGCCTTGCCAGGGTCATGCGGGCCGTCCCATCGCCGCAGTGCATGGACGCCCACCCCCAGAGCTTCCAGAGCAGGAAGCAGACCGACTCCACCGGCCTGCCGGTCGTGTCGATCAACTCCTGCACCTCGGGCTTCTGGTCGAGGGCTATGTCAACGGCGATCCATTCACCGGCCATGCTGGCCTCCTTTCCATTCCGCCACACCCCGTCGAATAGGCTCCATGCCTATCACGATGGCGGAGCCGATTCATTCGAGATACCGAAACGGGTCGCACTTAGGCGAACGAGACAGCATCGCGGACGGGGACTTGACCCACCGGTCGATGCAAGCCAGCCCTACCCTGCAAGCCTCGTTGAACGTCTCAAATCCAGAGTGGACGATGCGAAATGATTCCATGGCGTCAGCAAACACCTGGACACAGTCCTTGCTCCTGCCGTCCTTGACGCCCGCATCAGCTGCGTATCTCGCGAAGAACTCGTTGATTGAGTCTCCATGCTTCCGAAACGACAGTAGGTAGCAGCACACGACCGCACCATAAGCCTTGCGCTGGCTTAGGTCTAAGGCATCCAGGGCAAGGATTTCGCGCCGAAACTCCTCAACAGCCTCATAAACGGAGCACTGCAATGACGCTTTCGTGTCATGCTTCCTTGGTGCGGCAGAAGACGCACCGCACATATATCCGTATGCGGTGCGAACTGCATTGGAAAACCGCGATGTACGAACCAACGTGCTTGCAGGAGTTATCCCAGCGTCACGCATCGCACCAAACAGCCTGTCGGTCGATGTCTCGGCCTCCTCCTTGCTGTTGAAGTGGCCGTAGAGCCGCTTCGCATCCTCGATGTCGGCGACCACATAAACACGAACGTCAACCTCGTCGGGAGCGATGTCTGGCCTGTCGGCCCAAACCTTAGACCGCGTGTGGCCCTCAAGCTTGCACCTTCCGCCGGGCCACTCGGCCATATGGACGAGAAGGTGAGCGGCCTCCAGCCTGAATAGGTGTTTTGCCGTCATCGCGCGCCTCTCCGTGTCGCGCTGACGCGGATTGTCTGACACCTGCGCCCACTCGGCTGGCGTCATTGTTGTCATGTATGTTTCGTGCTGGACTGTTTCAGTAGCCACTTATGGCCTCCCTTTTATTGAGAACACAAAAATGCACTTTCCATCGGCCGCACGTCACCGCGACGCCGCCGTTGATTGCCACACCCTTGCCCCGGCCGTCCCTCGCCCCTTCCGCCGCATCGCGAATCCCACAGTCTCAATCAGCCCTCGACGGGAAAGTTCCTTGAACACGGGCCCGAAGGCCCGCCCGTCGTGCGGCACCAGGCCGCGACGCTGGCACCCGTCCACCAGCTCCTCGCCCGTCATGGGCCGGGCCTCGAGGGTCAGGATCGCCAGTATTTCGTGCATGGCGGACTCTCTATCGAATCCCGCGACACGCTCCGCCTTTGCCAGACAGGCTTCGCCGTGCGCCGCTCCATCCTGCGTCGAACAATCCATGTTCGTGCTCCTTCGTGTTCCTTCATCAACCAGCCCGCCCGCCGGGGCTCGCACCCGGCCGCCGCTAGAGGACGGCACAGTCGCCTGGCCATGACCGTATCCATCGACTGCTGCAGCGGTTCTCACGCCACTCACTGCTATCCGCGGCCGATGTCGCTGATGATTGTCAGCGGCTATGCCCACGGCGGGGCAGGGAGTATCAAAACGGAATGTCGTCTGGATCGTGGCCGGCGTTGTCGGCCTTTTGCTTCGGCGTCCTGGCCGGGGCGTTGCGGACGACGGACGGCAGCGGTGCCGGCCCGGTCTTCCATCGCTCCACGCGGACGTAGTCCTTGCCCGTCTTGCTGATGCCGTGGATGGTTTCCACCGTGACCATGCGGTCCTTGAGGACGCGGCAGTCCCAATCGGCGTTTGGGTCCGGCGGATCGACTGACGCGGACCGGCAGAGAGCCTCGACCGTGCCTCGGTAGTGGCACGGAACGTCCACAAAAAAAGGCTCAAACTTCGGCACCGCCAGGCGCACGAGTATGACTTCGCCGTCGGGGTTGGCGTCGCACTTGACGCGCTCCTTCTTGCGGAAATCCACGAACGTCACCTGCGCGACGTGCGTTCCATCGGGCACCAGCGGCAAAGTCTCCGATGGTGCCACTTCGGCGTCCTGCGTCCAAAGTTTTCCGAATCTCACGACTGAATCTCCGGTTTGTGAGTCTGTTCGCCGACACGCACGATCGGATCGGCCTGGCCCGTCCAGACCTCGACAATGGCATCAACAGCCCGGTCGAGGTTCATTTCGCCCATGTTCCATGCGTAAATCAGTTCGATGACCTTGGCACGGGCCTTCTGCAATCGCTCCGGTGTGTTCATGACGCCCCCTTTACTTCCTTGGCCTTGGCGAGCAGTCGCGCCGCCATCGCTTCGATCTTGAAAGCCGCCTCCTCGCGAGCCGCTTGTTCCGACTCGTGCCACCCGGTTCGCGGGACAATGACGCCATGCCCCATGCGGACCATCGGTTCGCCGTCCACCACGACCGGCTGGCCATGCTCGTGAAATGCGCCAACGTCTTCGCTTGTGCCGTAGACGCGGACGATATGCAGCGTCATGCCGTCACCTGGCTTTCTGCTTCGATCTCGGAGTGCCGCACGGCGATGACGGCGTCGAGCTGGTCGCGTTGCTCTAGGGTCAACTTCCCCTCGCTCGCCGCCTGGTCGGCTTCGTCGCCGATGCCGCCAAGTTCCTCGACGGTCTTCGCGTCGCGGACGCGATCCCGCCAGGAGCGTTTCGATGCCGCGGGACGTGCGGGCTCCAGCCCGGCGTTGGCAAACAGCGGGGCCAGGCTTTCGATCGTCATGGGCATTTCGGCCGGCAGGCCGAAACGGTTTTTCGCGTCCCACGCCGCGGACCGCTCCGCGTACATCACTCGCTCCTTGCCGCCCGTCGCCTTCTTGCGGCCGTCGGAGCCCTCCACGAGTGTCGTGCGGTAGTTGCAGAACAGCAGGGCGTCGGCCCACTCCCGCAGCAGCGGTGCCACTTGCTTCGTCAGCTTCAGTTCGTAGCGGTCGTAGCCATCCGTTTCGTCCGGCGGGCTTGTGCGCTGCACCTTGGAGTGGGCGACGAAAACGACGTGCAGGCCCGCCGCGATCAGTTGATCGGCCACGGCCAGGACGCGGGCGACGTGCTCGGCCAGGACCGTGTAGCCCTTCCCGAATCCGAAGTCTTCGATGCTGCGTTTACCGGACTTCCTCGTGATGGATTCGATGATCGACCGCTCGAGCCAATCGGCCGAGTCGATCACGACCGTCTTGAACCCCTGCGGGTCGCGGATCATTTCGTGCATCGCGGCTTCGGTTGTCGCGTAGTCGGGACACTCCACGCGGGCCACGTCCAGCCGTGAGGTTCCGTCCTCGGTGTCGAGCACCAGGGCGGACGGGAACTGCGTGGCCAGTGTGCTCTTGCCGATGCCCTCGGTGCCGTAGACGACGACCCTGGCCGGAGAGGACTTGATGCCGCGAGTGATTTTCAGTGCCATGTCATGCGTCCTTTTTGTTCAAGTAAATGGCGGCTTCCGCCAGCGTTGAACGCAACGCCAGGACTGCCGCCGGTTCGATCTCGTACTCCCTCGGTCCAATCCGTTGCATCCCGCGGGCCATCTGCTTGGCCACCCGGTACACGTCGAGCAGACGGGCCAACTTCAGCGCGACCCGCTGCTCCGCAATTCGCTCATTCAGGTCGAGTGTCAGCATCCTGCTTCTCCTCCTCGTCCATCCTTGCCAGCAGCTCGTCGCGAAATACCCGCACGTCGCTTTCCGCGGTGACACCGAGCCGCACCTTGTCGCCGCGGATTTGCACGACTGCGATCTCAATTCCGAGAGCCGGGAACACCAACGATTCGCCGACTTTTCGTGACAACACGAGCACGGTTCACTCCTTCATGGCGGCCAGGGCCGCCAGGCTTCCACGCATCGCAGGGCCGATGACTGCCGCCTCCAGCTCGTCGCACACGGCCGTCAGGTGGCCGATCGCCTCCACGATCGCGTCGTGAAATCCGGCCGGGTCTCGGGCCGCGATCCGCTGGTCGATCGTGAGGTCGATTGCCGCCCACTCCACGGCCGCCACGGAAGTCGTCCGCCGGGCGAGTTGCGCCCGGTTGGACAACACCGTGGCGACCATGATCACTCGATCCGCAGCGGTTGCGTGTCGCTCGTGAACGGGCAGTGGGCTGATTGCAGCCGCCACGCCACGAAGCCGGCTCGAGTCGCCAGACGATGCGGCGTCCAGCTTTTGCGAATCTCCTCGCAGGCCGCCAGGATTTGTTCCTTTGACGGCTCCCACGGCAGGCGGCCCTCCTCGTCGGAGTTGGCCACGACCACCCCTTGCACTCCGTTGCAGTCCATCACTCCCTCCGTTGGATATGAGGGTGGCCGCTGGCTTCCTTGCCCGTCCTGCCATGGCGCGTCCCTCGCCCTCGTGCCTGTCGATCAGCCGTGATCGACGTTCTTGGGGGGGAAGATTACGGACAACTGAAAACCGTGTCAACACGAGTTTTCAGAAAAACAGAAACCGGCTAAAACACCGATGTTTGCAATCCGCAGCGAGGCATGGATGCGTTACGCAAGCGTCTGTGACGGTATCGGCGCAGTCCACGTTGCATGGCAACCGCTGGGCTGGACGTGCCTTTGGACGAGCGAAATCGACCCATTTCCGGCCGCCGTAGTCAAAGAGCGATGGGGCTTTGAGAACTACGGCGACGCCTTGCTGCATGGCGGCGTATCTGGCACTTTCGATTTCATGAGGTGGGAGGACGCCAATGGCCCAGAGGTCATCGTCAGCGGAACGCCGTGTCAGTCGTTCAGCGTCGCCGGACTCCGGCAGGGACTCCGCGACCCGCGCGGAGGACTCATGCTCACGTTTATTGAGATCGCTCAACGCTACCGGCCTAGATGGCTCGTCTGGGAAAACGTGCCCGGCGTCTTGTCTAGCAGTAGAGGACGGGATTTTGGCTCCCTTGTCGGGGCGCTGGGGCACCTGGGGTATGGGTGGGCCTACAGAGTGTTGGACGCTCAATGGTTCGGAGTGGCCCAAAGACGCCGCCGTGTGTTTCTTGTGGCAAGTCTTGGAGATACACGACGTGCCGCAAAGGTACTTTTTGAGTCCGAAAGCGTGTGCCGGGATAATCCGCCGAGCAGAGCGGAGGGGAAATCGGTTGCCGGAGAGGCTGCGGGTGGCGCTTGCGGCGGTAGCGGCCAAGCCGCACTGACAGCATGGCAACCGTGCTTAGACTGCGGAAACGATTGGTGCAACATACACGGCACACACGCCGCAGAGTGTGATTGCAGTCCGCTCGAGTCGTGGCCTACTGATCCCGCTGAAATGCCGCTCGGCCAATGGAGGCGAGCCGCCGAGATATTCACGGGTGACGGCTTTACCGCAGACCCGGTCAGTGCGCACGAGGCGCACACCTACACGCACGAGGGAAACAACTTTCGGCTTCACAACTGTGTCGGGGTGCCGTTTACGAAAAGCCGCAGAGCTCAAAGTGCGACCGACAACGAAACCTGGGTTCAAGGACAGGTCGCACCAACCGTCAACTGCTTTGACCAAGGCGACACCAGGACGACCGTTTGCGTAGCCTTGCCGGTGGCTGTGCGCCGCCTCACGCCCCGCGAGTGCGAGCGGCTGCAAGGTTTCCCAGACGATTACACGGCGATTGAGTACCGGAAGAAGCCCGCCGCAGACGGGCCGCGATACAAGGCGCTGGGAAACTCGATGGCCGTGCCGGTCATGGCGTGGATCGGCCAGCGGATCGCCGCGGCGGACAAATCAACCGATCGACCGTGACACCAAGGGCGTTCGCTATGGCTTTTGCGGTGGACACTCTTGGGTCGCGGAGCTGGTAGAGCGTCCCGATTGGGATTCCGGCTTTGTCAGCCAGTTCGTCCAGGTGCATCCCGCGACGCTTCGCCATGTCCCTTACGCGGACAAACAGATCGGACGGCTGATGGACTCTGGGACGCCCGCCCGCGTGGCGCTTATCGCTCACACTCGCCATTCTCGCAGCCCTCCGTGGAACTATTTGCTTTCGCGGCGCCGCTGGCGTAGGGTGCCAGTGGAGCCGAATACACCCGGAAGGGCTCGAACCTTCAACCTTCGGTTCCGTAGACCGATGCCGTACCG